GGCGATGTTAAAAACCAAAACGGCCGAGTATATCCCAAGCATGAGATAGAAAAAGCAGTCGAAAGTGTAAAACATCGTTTAGGTAAAGGTGAAACTGTAATGGGCGAATTAGATCACCCAGAAGAATTACAGATTAACTTAGACCGTGTTAGTCATATAATTACAGAAATGCATTGTGATGATGCAAATGGAATTGGTAAATTAAAAATTATAGACACACCAATGGGTAACATTGCGAAAGCATTGTTAAAAGCAGGTGCGAAACTGGGCGTGAGTAGTCGTGGAAGCGGTAATGTTAATGAAAGTGGTCGTGTAAGCGACTTTGACATTATTACAGTCGACATTGTGGCCCAGCCCAGTGCGCCAGATGCGTACCCAAAGACAATATACGAGAGTCTATTTAATATGCGCGGCGGTGCTATGATTCATGGTATCGCTGCCGCAGTTACACACGAAAAAAGTGCAGAAAAACATTTGATGAAAGAAATACACAAATTCATCAGAGAATTAAAACTATAAAAGGAAGTAGGAGACCTACTATGGCATTGACATTCCAAGACTTACTTGAGGGCGCAAACTTAAGCGAAGAAGCTAAGGTTGCTCTTCAAGAAGCGTGGGAAGCAAAACTTGCCGAAGCTAAGGACGAACTTACAGCTGAACTTCGCGAAGAATTTGCACAGCGTTATGAACATGACAAAGGCAAAATCGTAGAAGCAATTGACAATTTTGTAACAGAAAAAGTCACAGCAGAAGTTGCAGAACTAGCAGAAGAAAAGACTGCTCTAGCGCAAGAAAGGGTAAAATATCGCAAAGCCATTAGTGAGCATGCTAAACTACTTGACAAATTTGTAACCCACATGGTAGCAAAAGAAGTTAAAGAATTACGTGCAGACAAAGCTAAAGTAGCAGAACATGTTGCTAAGTTAGACGAGTTTGTAACTGAATCGTTAGCTACTGAAATTGCTGAATTCCATGAAGACAAAAAGTCGCTAGTTGAGCAAAAAGTCAAAATGGTTCGCGAGGGCAAGCAAGCTCTTGCTGAAGCGAAAAAAGACTTCATTCGTAAAGCTGCAAACACAGTTGAAAAAACAATCAATCGTGTTATCAGTGAAGAAGTTAAAACCTTCCGTGATGACATTACTAAGGCACGCGAAAACGACTTCGGTCGTAAAATATTTGAAGCCTTTGCAAGTGAATTTGGTACTAGTTACTTGAACGAAAGCAAAGAAATCAAACAGTTACAGAAGACAGTAGCCGAAATGGAAACTAAACTTAACGAAGCAAATGAAAAGATTGAAGCATCTTCGGAAGCTACAAAACTTACAGAAAGCAAGTTAAGAGTAGCAGAAGATCGTTTAACTCGTAAAGAGAAACTTAACGAACTAATGGCTCCGTTAGGCAAAGAGAAGAAAGAAATTATGTCAGATTTACTCGAAAGTGTTAAAACCGAAAAACTAGAAGCTGCTTTTAATAAGTATCTTCCTAGTGTATTAGACGGTGAAACACCAAGAGCGAAGAAGACGTTGTCAGAATCAGTGACAAAAGAACACACTGGTGACAAGGCAACTGTAGCAAAAACAGAAGCCAATGACGAAACCAATAATAATGTGGTCGAAATCGATTACATTAAAAAATTAGCCGGACTTTCAAAATAAAAAGGAGTATATAAATGGCGAACTTATTTGAAAGCAACTGGTCCGCAACCAAAGAAGCACTATTAGAAGGCCTTTCTGGCAACAGAAAGAAAACCTTGGATGTGGTCCTCGAAAATAGCAAAAGATATTTGTCAGAGGCCGCTACAGCAGGTGCAACCGGTGCGGGTTCAATTGCAACCCTTAACAAGGTAATGTTACCTCTTATCCGTCGTGTAATGCCAAGCGTTATCGCGAATGAATTAGTAGGTGTACAACCAATGACTGGTCCTGTAGGCCAGATTCACACACTTCGTGTACGTCACGCAACAACTAGTGGTTCAATCACTGCTGGTGACGAAGCACTAAGCCCATTCAAACTAGCAACTACCTATTCTGGTTCTCCAGATGCAACTGCGACAGCAGAAGGTACAGCTGGTAACAAAATGAGCATCCAAATCTTAAAAGAAACAGTTGAAGCTAAGACAAGACGTTTGTCAGCTCGCTGGACTTTTGAAGCTGCACAAGATGCAGAAGCAATGCATGGTGTCGACGTTGAAGCCGAAATTATGCAAGCTCTTGCACAAGAAATTGTTGTTGAAATTGACCAAGAGATCATCGGTTCTTTAAGAACTCTTGCTGGTTCTGGTACAACTTTAAACTTCAACAGTTTAAGCGGTAATAGCGTTTACGTTGGTGACCGTCATGCAGCATTAGCAATCGAAATCAACAGAGCAGCCAACAGAATCGCAGCACGTACACGTCGCGGCGCTGGTAACTACGTTGTTGTTTCTCCAGAAGCATTAACAATCCTACAGTCTGCAAGCACTTCTACATTTGCTCGCACAACTGAAGGCAGCTTCGAAGCTCCTACTAACACTAAGTTAGTTGGTACATTAAATGGTATGATCAAAGTATTCGTTGATAACTACGCTGCAGATTCTGCTGCAGGTGGCCCAGCGGTATTGGTTGGTTACAAAGGTTCTTCAGAAACTGATGCACCTGCGTTCTACTGCCCATACATTCCATTAATGAGCACTGGTCCAGTTATGGATCCTACCTACTTCGAACCAGTAGTTAGCTTTATGACACGTTATGGTTATAAGGAATTAACTAACACTGC